GTTGGTTATGAACTCTATCTCCATCCTCTACTTCAGGATAGAAAAATTCCACTCCCACTTCAGCGCAAGCTGGGTTCTCATACTTCCAAGGAACCCGCATAGTTTATCTAATCCAGACAGTCTCACACTTGTCTACAGCACCTTTAGGTGCAGCACACATCCAGCCTTTCCAAGGACCTTTCTGTCCTACGCCTGAACGAAATGCCATTGAGCCGTGCTTACAATCAGGAGCAGCAGCATCTGTAGCTACAGCAGCGCCTAATGCTTTCTTAGCATAGGCAACTGCGCCACCTGATGGCTGTGCAGTGGCACCGAGTGCAGTGCCAGTTGATGTTATTAATGTAGCTAAGTCAGCAATTGAAGTTAGAGATGCCTCTAATTCAACCTGACTAATTGCATAAATATTTACTAGAGTTCCATCACCTAACTTGTAGTTGATCTGGAACTTTGTGCTTTCCGGTGCAGCCATTTACTTACCTCCAGTATGTTTAACAGATAATCGTATTGATTCCTGTCCTTGTTTTTTTGGTACAAAACCGAGAAGTTTCTCAACCTCTTCGGTATCTACTGATTCTCTACCACTAACAGTGCTCCACAAAATAGATACACCGCTATTGGTATTACCAGTAAATCCTTCTAACGCAGCTTTTAATGACTCGCGTTCGTTAGTCAGTTCCTTTATCTTTGCATCTAATTGTAGATATTTCAAGGCAGATGTATCCACTTCAGGATTATCTATAAAGACTTCATCCTCCTTGATACGTTCTTTTTTTAGACCAGTACATCCCATCTCGCCCGACTCATCAAAGTACTTGCAATAGAACTTGCAGTAGTTTTGATCGCGCTCTGGCCCTGGTGCATCTGCGCTCTCTTTAATAGCAGATAACCAATTCAAGGCATCCTCTGCTAACTTCGGATCATAAGGTTCTGAATGAACCCTGACATCTCTTTCATCACCATCTCTGGCAATGGCTACTAGATTAACAGTTCTGGGTGACCCCTTTCCAGACTTGTCAAGCAAATAGCCATACACCTGAACTTGCCAACGCTGTTGTAGCGATGGGAAGTAAGATAGATTTTTAACCTTAACGGTTTTCCAATCTACCACATCTCCAGTTTCTGGTATATATAAATCTATATGAGCTTTCATTCCGTTGTATTCAACAGATGTTTCAACCCAATACTTCTCACCCTTTGGATCAGCGATTGCTATTGCTTTCTCTATCTCAGCGTGGATAGCAGTACCCATAATAGCTGACAACTTTAATTCGTTATCATTAGTTTCAGGTTGATCGTTAAGACGATACCAAACCTTACGGCGACAACCACCCAACTCTGATGGACCTACCTGTGTCTGTTTAGATCTAGCCCTACCAGCATCCTTATCTCTAAGGACCTGTAGTAATAGTTCTTTAGGATCTGTCACTATAATCCCAACCTAAGGAGCCACTCTAAAATAAACTTATACATCTCTAGATCTAATAGAGACCACTCTAATTGCCAAAGTATTTCTTTCATTACTTACCCTTCCGTTTCTGTATTGCTATCTGTATTGGTGGACAGGTATTGATATCTAACTGAGATGATATCTCCACAGCCTTCTGTGCTATCTCAACTGCTTTGTCCTCGGTCATACTCTGATAGTCAAGTGAGTATAGATACCCAGTAGCAAACTGACCACCCGAACCAATACCATAAACCTTTAGTTCATTCTGAATAAAGGACATATCACAAGCAATATGAAACAGATTAGAATCAAAAGATATTAGGTAATCAAAGCCACCATCTTTCTTATCCACATTAGCCCAGTCATAAGTACCTTTATTGAAGGCATTGATAATAGATGGAATCATTTTCTTACCCATAAACTGGACAGGATCTTCACCTCTATATGTTGGTGGCTTCCAGTTGTAAGTTAAAATATCACCAGCTCTAGTATCACCGGTAATTCCAATGGCAACATAACCAACCTGAACTATCTTGGGTGTGCCTAAACTAATTGTTCTAAGATTATCTTCTGTAATCTGTGAGTCAGCAGCAAGAACTGCGTAACCATTTCCTTGAATACCAACAACCGTAGTCAATATAGCCCCTCCTTTTGTCTTAGATTAATTGTAGCACTGGACACAGACAATGGTGGGATGTGAATAGGACACGCCGTGAAAGCGATTATAATCGGTTACTAGTCCAAGAATATGTACCATATGAGCCGTGAGGCGAATTACGGTACGGGCGGCGCATTAAGCGCCGCGATGGTACGGTCAGTATGTTCCGTCTACCAACCCTGCGAAAAAATAAAGAGAAGCTACCTGATAAATTTGGTACTGATCTAAGGTCATTAGGACCATTACACGCTTGTCCTTGTGGCTCTAAAGTATTCTCTATCCTTGCTACCTTTGATGACTATGAGATCTCCTGGTATATGTTAGATGCAACCTGTGCTAACTGCGGCAATCTGATATGCGTACCCTGTCCAATAGATGACCCAGCCAGAGATATCTAGCCACCTTCTACCCCTATCTGCCTGTGAAACAGGCGCAACTCGCCATCTTTTGACCCTTTAAACGCAAAAAGAAGGCCACCCCGTTTAAAAGGGTGGCCCTGTATTGCCTCGCAGTAAAATTAAACTTACTTAGAACCAATACCAAATTCTGTAGCTGATGGATCTATCGCTTTTAAGATAGGTCCTGCAACTGCGGCTACTGCTGCTGTTGCTAATGCCTTTAGGTCTGTATTACCGGCAAGGTATAAAGCAAGTGCGGCTGCAATAGCAGCACGAGCATAGGTAGAAACGATTGCTTTTAATTTAGTTGTATTCATATACATCCTTTAAGGGCGAGCAACGCCCATTACTAGGGAGTAGGAACGTTTCTTTAGAAACACACCATCTCCATTTGATTGACTGCCTTTAGTATCTGCTGAGGTATTACCCTCATAGACCATAAGGTATTTCTTTCCATCATTGCTAGCGCAAATGCCAACGTGATCGGCTTCTACATCAGCATCAAATTGAAAGAAAACTATATCTCCTGCTTGAGCTTTACCAACTGGAACTATCTTGCCTTTGCTAGTAAACCATTTAAGTCCTGCCTGACAAGAAGCAAATCCTTTAGCGGTCTGAGCCGCTACCTTAGATGCTAATCCTGCTTGGTCAAAGCACCACGATACAAACATAGCGCACCAAGGGTTGTTGTTAAGTCCATACCATTTGCCATACTTGGTATCGTTATTACCAATTTCTTTATAATTTAATTCAGCTTTAGCAATATCTAATACGCTCATTGTTTCCTTACTTCTGTATTAAAATCTGGTACAAGGTGTCAACTTTTTGTTCTAACCGATTGACCTGGTCCTTAACACTTGAGCCTCCATTGGGGCGAAGCTCGGATAGATAGTGCTTAACTAGATGCCTTACTGTCATAGCTAGTGCTGCGACTAATGTTGTTGCCGCTACTGCCAGTCCAGCCCATTCATTTGGTGTCATATTGTTAGATCAATCTAATAGTAGCGATTAACATTCCACCGTATCCGGAGAATCTTTTATCACTAGGGGTTTTGTTTATAAAGTCAAGCTCTTCAATCAATCCAATATAGGACTCACCAGTTCTAAAATCTTCTACTCTGATGGTATCTCCTACATTCTCTATCGCTTCTAGTTGGCTCAACCGATCATAGGCTGAACCTTCATAGCCCACCTCAACACCTACGTTATCGCTCTCGTGGTCATAGCAGAACAAAGGGTATTGGATTATTCTTTGGCGAGGTACAGCAGGTAAAGACTTTAATTGGTATCCAGTAAATAATGGACCCTTAGTTGCATCAGTTGATGATCTAGACATAGTAAATTTAAAGGCAAGATACTCTTGTGCTGAGTTAGGATAAGGCACACCTATCTCACTAGTTGCTGAGCCTTGAGCAAATCCACCTATGTTGTATTCAGCATTTGCATAATCAATAGATTGAATAGCTATAGCACCATCTGTAGTATCTATTCTAGGATTAAGTAATTTAAATAACTTATTCTCCAGTGTGTTATATCTTATGAAACCTGTTTGTAGATAGCCACTTGTTACCTTATCGGTAGTTGACTCAGCGTAGACAACATTGCCAGAAGTAAAAGCTGCTCTATCTGTATTACCAAAGAAGGCTACCTGATTAGATGCAGCAGCAATACCACTTGCTACTAGATCCCAAGCCCAAGGAAATACTAGGCTATTAGCTGTTACAGTTGTAGATAGATCTACCTTTACTAGTCCTGCTTCACCATCAATAGTGGTTGAAAGGTAGGCAAAGCGATCTCTAAATGCTATTGAGTTACATTCAGCTTGATCAAATAATAAAGGACCATACTGGATGTTTCCGTTAGTATCTGATACGCCCACTCTAA